TTATATATCTTTGTTATCTCTTCTTCAGGTCTTGAAACTAAATCATCATACTTAACAAAATGACATATATCTGGATAATTAAATGCATTTTTGATTGCCTCTAGGTCTTTTGCAACAGCACCATCTCTGTTCATAATGTGACTTAATTTTTCTTCGTCATTTTTAAGACCAAATCTATTAGGAAATGCGTCTGGATTTTCGGTGTACCATTTCATATAACTTGCTAGAACATCCATAACATCTCTAAGTATTACAATACATTTAAAAGGTCTTTTAAAATGTTTCTGCATCAACGAAAAATTACCAGTTGTCATAACAGGACCTCGATCTATAATTATTTGTTGCGGCCAGTCTTTGTAATAAGTGTCATATACAATATCCAATATGTTATCTAAAGATCTGTGGTCTGGATAATTTTGAAACACGTCTGTGTCTTTTAATAAAAACAAATCTTTCATTATCTCTAACGTAATAGAATTAGGCGTACATGCTATATCTGGGTTTTGGTTCATAATACTTGTAAACAAAGTATTACCAGATCTAGGTTGCGCTACCAAAAAGAATAACTGTTTATTTTTCTTTGGCTCCGAGGTCACTGGTTAATTGTTCTTTCTTGTTGTAAATCATCTCCCCTGATTTTTTAACTCTTTCTATACTTTTTAATTGACCTAACACATTAAACACCTCTGGCTGACTTGAACCAGATGTTAGCGTCTCTGCTTTGTTTTTCATTATCAAATGATAAGAATCTAATTGGTGTCTATTGACATCCTTAGTATCGAATGTGCCATCATCAAACTCTTTCTTTAATGTGGACCATAGTTTAATCTCTCTCATACGATCTCTTGCAACCAACTGCATGTTAGCTAAACCGTATCTAGTTTCATCTAAATCTATTTTATATTTTTCTAATTTATATTCGTCTTGTTCTGTCTCAATCTTTTTCTCTAACCATTTGACTTTGGCCTCTGATCTTCTACAATCAAATGATAGACTCATTAGATTTTCCAAGAATACGTTCTGTTCTCTGACACACTGCCAATACTTTGCAGCCTTTGTCGGATATTTCATATCCTGAAGAACAGACATTCTCATCTCTGTCTCTGTTCTAAAAACCTGTTTCTTGGTCCATGTGTCACGAAGCTCGGCCGTCATAGCCTTAAACTCTTTCACATCTTCCGGATCTAATAGATTATTTAGGCTAGGTGCCTCTTTTTCAATTAACGCATGTATATTTCTTTTCTCTGTCATATGTTTCCTTTCGTAGATTAATATATACTTTATTAACTAGTTGTCAATGTTTTAGAAGCAACTGTCTCTGTAGTTCCTGTAAACTCTTCTGTTGAAGTAACATAACCTGGTCTTCCTCCACACATATATGCTCCAGTAGATGTTGTAGTAGATCCACCTCCAGTATTAAATTTAGAGTTTGCAGTGCTTGGAAAATTAGACCATGATGTTCCATCATAACCTTCTACAACAGCGTGAGGAGAAGGCGGAGATACTCCACCACCAAAAGTTAAACCATTAGATTCAATTCCTGCAGCAGCACCTCTTTGTTTTGCAGTGTTCAGCGCTCCACCAGTTGTCCAACTAGAACCATTATATTCTTCTGTTGTAGTCACTCCACTAGGAAAACCTCCCCCGCAAGCAACAGCTGCAGTCTGTATTCCAAAACCCATTAAATATCTTCTTGCTGTAGACATATCAGTTTGTTCACTCCAAGAAGTTCCATCGTACTCTTCAGTATTACCTACAACTCCTGGAGGGGTTTGCCCACCAAATGCTAGACCTGCCGTTTGAGTTCCTGCTCCAGCAAGGGTAAATCTAGCTGTTCCTAAATCATTTTGTTCAGACCAACTTGATCCATCGTATTCTTCTGTAGCCCCTGTAGTACCACCAGGAAAAGAACCACCAAAAAATAAAGATGCTGTTTGAACTCCTACATGCCAATTTTCATATCTAGCTGTTCCTATATTATTTTGTTCAGACCAGGTTGTACCATTGTACTCTTCTGTTTCATCTCTAACAGCTGCAGGTGGACTAGTAAAACCACCAGCCACTAATCCTGATTCTTTGTATCCTGCTCCTCCGTAGATAAGTCTACCTGTATTTAAAACACCACCACTAGACCATGCGCCTTTGGTAATCGTATTAATAGATTTATTAAATTCTTCTGTAGCGTTATAAACTGTAGTTTCACTAAGATCTCCTCCAGATATAAAACCATCATTTATTGATGTGCTCACTCCGCAAGAAGCTCCACCACCTCTACGTGTTGCTAAAGATGCAGGATTAGTTGCCCACGCACTTCCATCCCATTCAAGACATGTAGCAACGTAAGCAGAAGTTATGTAACCACCAAAAAGTATTGCACTAGTCTGTGTTCCTGCGGCAGCATTTGCTTGTACTGGTGCTGACACTGCTGATTGAGCTGTCCAACTTGAACCATCATAAAAAGACCACTCTGTAGCTATTCCAGGATCTTTGTTTCCACCTGCTGCCATTCCTGCAGTCTGTGGACCTAAATTTGTAACGTTTTGTGCTGAGTAAGGTAAGTTTCCACTCGAAGTCCAACTAGAGCCATTATAATTATATGTGCCGTTAGTTACTCCTGAAGGACCAGTATAACCTCCAGCATTCCATCCCGCTGTTTGAGTTCCTGCTCCACCTCCTTGGTTGCTTATGTCTCCTGGATAAGATCCTCCACTTGTCCAAGAGGATCCATCGAATTCTGCTGCTGTTGCCTCATAACCCTGAGGCTCATCATATCCCCCAAAAAATAATGCAGCTGTCTGGGTTCCTAAACCTGATCCTTGTCTTTTATAAAGAGGACAGTTTGCTTCATTTGTATAAGCCAAACCATTGTACGATTCGGTTTTATTTCCGTTTGTTCTAGAGGGTGTTGTAGTAGAAGAAGGTGTTCCCCCTATGGCCAGTCCCGCAGTTTTGGTTCCAGCTCCTGCTATCTGTGATCTTGTAGTATTAAGAGTTCCACCAGAAATAAAAGCAGAAAAATTTACAACAGATTTTAAAACACCATCGCCTGTGTTATACCAAACCTGTCCCTCATACGTTGAATCCAACGTAGGGTCAGAGTCAAATTCTTTTACTCTCTTACCGTATATTTCTTCGTAAGTTGCCATTTAAAATATCCTTATGGCAATATTACATCGGCTGGTCTTGGTTGTAGCTCTTTTTCTGCATCAGACAATGCATCCCAATTAGCTTGTGCCGCTTGAATTTCAGCGTCAATCAAAGCTTGTGCTTCGGCTTTTGTCTTTTCACGAGCTCCTTTTTCAGCTAACCACATAGCGCCGTCAACGTTGTTACCAACCATCCAGACGTTTGCAGGATAACCTCTAAGGAA